GGCGAATTTGTTATTCTTTTGGTTTTTACCTAAAGGCGATTTGGTTAGTTTTGGTTTTGTTGTTTGTTCTTGTTGAAGGTGCTGTAATCTGCGTCAACATGTGCAAATTTCTTCTTCCAACAATCGTTTCGGGGTGCAATGCTTGCGTATGCGAGTATGTGTATCCGAGTTCGTTCAAGTCTGGTTTTAGACCAGATATCTTTCTCTACAAGTGCCCTATGGTATTTGTGCGAGAGAAAGAGAACTGTGTTTTGGACAATTGGTTTGTCCGAACCACTGTTCGTGGTCGTGCGCATTCTGACGACGACGAGTGCCAGGTGCAGGTTTCTACTGCATTGGCGCTTTTTGGCGCTGGGATGTTGACGACGGCAGCGTTGCGCGTGTTTGTGCGTCGCTGTGGCCCGGCAATACAGAAGTATTGGTCGGGGATGATGGATGCTGTTGGTCCTAAAGCGTTAACTACTATTAATCGCTTTGAGGATGTTATCACTCACCTGGGTTCAGTTTTACGAACCGTCTTTTCAGTGTGGTCTTTTTACCATATTGCAGGTTTGTGTGAGACTACTTATGATTGGATGTGTCTGTTTTCTGTTTTCTTGTCTACCAAGTTTGGCGAGTCTGTTGCTGATAAGTTTGTTGAGTTTTTCGGTGGAAAAGCTCATGCTTCTGGTAATGTTTTGGCTGAGATTTTCAAGATTATTATGGCTTTTGTTGCTACTCTTACTTTTGGATGTGTGAATGCTCGTATGATTACTGACTTTTTCCGTTGGTCTGGTATCACTGGCTCTACTGATTTTCTTAAAATCAAGTCTGCTGATATGGCCAATTACTTGTCTTACTATGTCTTGAAGTTCTTTGTTTGGTTGCGTGTTGATCCCAATGAATCTTTGTCCAAGCTTCTGCTTGAGTACCAAGATGATGATCGTCGTAAGACGATAGTCAAACGTTTACCTGACGTTCTTGCTTTGATTTCTGACTACAATTCTCGTTTTGCTTCTGGTCTTATGGATAAATGTACCTTTCAGGATCTTACTTCTGTTCACACTTTGTTGAACGAAGCTTCTGTTCTTTTACGTGTTCTATCTTCTAGTGCTACCTTTAATCATGGTCAGTATTCTATTCTTAAAACTGATTATAATACTTTACTTACTAGTTATCGTACTCGTCGTCAAAACATATTGTCGTTACATCGTGTGGAACCTACAGTTTTGTATATGGTTGGTGAACCAGGTACTGGTAAGTCTACTGTTATGCAGGACATTCTTTTGTCTATTTCGAATCTCAATTATCACATGTTTGTTGAGAGCGGTGGAGATCGTTATTCGCGTCAACCTGATTCCAAGTTTTGGGATGGTTACTTTGGACAACCTGTTGTCTATATCGATGATATTTTTCGAGGAGGCAAAGCTGATTCTACTGACGCTTCTGCTTCTGAGTTGATTGCATTGGTATCGAGTATACCGTTCCATGTTGAGAAGGCTCGTGTTGAAGAGAAAGGTCAAATGTTTACATCTGAGATTGTTGCTATGACGTCGAATTTTCCGTTTCCGAAAACATCTGGAAGCTCTGAGGCTTTGATGCGTCGTTTAGGCCAGAATTTTGTCTGGTGTATGACCAAGGATGGTAGAAAGTATGATGGAACAAACATGTTGATGTATCGTTGGAAGGCTCTTGGGTCCCCTGTTACACACAATGGTGTGTTAACAGGAGGTGTGAAACATCCGTTTCCCACTTGTGTGTCAATGATTGCTGGTAGTAAGTGGTTTCAGGATAATTTTGAGTTGATTACTTTACCTACCCTTGTTAAAGATCTGATTTCTAGTGTGAATGAGAAGCGTAAGCGTGTGAAGCATGATGCTGGGGAGTTACCCGAGTTTCTGTTGGATCAAGCTGTGGCCCCTATACACATTGATTCTGATAGTGACGATGAAACTGGTGCAACTGAGGAGGCTGCATTTATACAGCGTATGCTTGAGTTACCGAAGGCTCGTATGTTTAAATCTGTACCGGCTATAACACCGTTTCAGCCTCTTTACAACGCTTTGATTGATCATGATGATGAATGTGCTTGTTATCCGTGTGTTGAAATGAATCGTATTCAGGAAGTTAAGTGTTATGACAGTTTAACTGACGCGTATGTTACGTCGTTGATTGAAATAACATTTCATCTTGATGACTGCGGTTGTCCTTTGTGTGGTCAGATTGAGGCTGATGCTATTAAAGGACGTCATGGTATGTTGTGTTCGTGTGAGCATTGTGTTGTTGATGGAGTCCGTAGGCGAGTTTTGCCACGTGATCATCCATATATTGACACTGTGTTACCTGATGAGTATGATAAGATGCGGTTTAATTCTGGTTTAATTCATGAACATTTTGAGAATCAACGTCTATGTCGTGAAGCATTGAATGATAAAGAGGCCGAGCTTTTGCAAGATCTGGAAACCAACAATATTAAGTTACCATGGCTTGGTATTTCCAAACATGCCACTGTAGCGCGTGCGACTCCAAAGAAACCGGTTAGTGAATCGGGTGATGGGCCGAGTGTTGCATGTTGGCGTGCATCGGAACCAAAAACTTCATTTAAGGGTATGCGTTTGGAAGCTGATGAAACACGTTTCAAATCTGAGAAACCTGTTATGGCAGAGCCAGGTGGTCGAGTTCGTTTTGAAGAAACGGCTGATATGAGAACTATCGGTGTGTGTCGACCATTTAATTTGTCTAATAGTGTTAATGATCTGTTTGTTCGTGATGATCAGGCCGACGAAAGAAAGAAGGATATGATCTCGAGTTTCTTGTCTGGTGCTGGAAAGAATTTTCGTAAACCGTATAGTGCTAAATCGTATTCTTGTTGGTTGCGTATGTCTGATGCTGAACGTGAGTTGTTTACTCGACCTCCTTGTGATCCTAGTGTGGATTGGTGGAAGGATATCGAGCAGATTACTGAGTGTGCTAAAAGGTACAGTCAGCAAGGTGCGTGTAGTGTTCGTGTTGACAACAAAAATGATGTCATGATTACAATTGGATCGCGTATACACGTTGGTGTGGCTTCGTTGAGTGAAGACGAGAAGTACATCGCGTTACATGCGATTCATGAGAAGTTGTGTTATCTTGAACATGATGATGAGAAACATATGCAATATTATCGTCGAGGACATGATCTGATTTGGATCCGTGAAGGCATGGCATTTTGTACTGCTGCTGGTAATGTGTATGGTCGTGGTGTTTCTATGGGCATGCATGAGATCTCAATGTTATTGAAGGCAAAAGCGGCCATTTTGGCTACACCCCGTCCGGTTTCTACGACCATTCTTGGGTATTTGTATAAGTTGCGTGGAGCATTGGCTGATTTGTATGACCGTTATTTTACATCTCGTGTAATGCTGGCAGCGTTGATTTTGACGTTGTCTGCTATATTGATACCGTTGACTGTTATTATTGTTCGTTCTATTGTTCGTCGCTTTCATCGTGCGTGTGGTAAAAACTTTAACTCAGACACCCCTTGGAAGGATGTTGTTGGTTCGATGAATTGGGCTGATCAGGAGGATGAGTCTGGTGAGATCGAGGACTATGGAGCACATAGTGATTGGCAACCGACGCAACAATTTAAGTCAAATAAGGTGCATCAACATGGTGTTACCCCTCCCAACAAGGAAAAATCTGAGAAAAAGTGGGAACCGAAGAAGTCGCGTTATGGTTTTCATAAAGCGAGAGCTGGTTGTGATGAAGCATTCGAAGATATGATGAAAACTCAAATGGAAGCTGAATCTGAACGTTTTATTGATATGGTGTGTAATCATTGTGTGCGAGCGAAGTTTGTATCTGAACAGGGTTATAATAACATCTTGAATGGTTTCTGTGTTGGTGGTGGCAGTGTTGTGTTTCCAAAACATTTGCTGTCAACATCAGTGCAGAAAACATACTCTTTTGAAGTGTGGTGTGATGATAAGCACTTTGTCGAGACAGTTCCTGCGTCCATGATTCGTTTTCCGGATCAGTGTGACAAAATTTCAGGCTTTTCTCTTGATAAAGTTGATGCGTGTGTCGTGTACTTCAAGGAGTTAACATCTCGTAAAAAGATTACTGGACATTTTGCTCGTGATATTCAACGATTTGGATTGTTATCGTCCTCTGTGGATGCGGCAATTCTGAAGCCGTCGTTTAACCGAGATGTAATGCCACGTGTATCGTACGTGTGTCCTGCTGTTAAGATAAAGAATCTCGTTGACTATAAATATGATGATGACCGTACCGAGTATTTTTCCTCGTTGTATAAAGTGTCTGATATTGGTCTGATGGAGCGTTTAGGCTTTGGTGACTGTGGAACATTATTGTTGTCGAAAGAGGCTGGTCAAGTTCGTATTGCTGGTATGTATGTGGCTGGAAATGGACAGAACAATTATTTTCAACCGTTGACGAAAGATCTGATTGATGGCTTGAACCAGTTTAAAGGTGTGTGCCGTGGTTTGGAGGAGTTTCCCCCAATTCGTGATATTCCGTCGTCGAAATTTACATATCCGATGCCTGCATTGGGTACGTATGGTCATGATACGCCTGCACTTCGAAATATTATGAAAACAGAGTTGCGTGAGTCTGAATTGAACCGTCAGACGCCGAACTTCTGTGGACATAAGCGTGTTGCGTTGCCGGCTGAACTGTCAGCACTGTCTGCGCAAAAAGCAATGTTGAAGAAATGGCATGAAAGTGGACCAATTGATCTGACTGCGATGGAACAAGCGAAATCGTATGTAGTGAGTATGTATCGACCGTATATTAAAGATTGTCGGTCTGGGTCACCTCAGGATGGGATTCTTGGTTTGACAAGTTATGGTAACTTGGCAAGCTTGGACATGTCTACTTCTCCTGGTCTACCATGGATCACGAAGAAGCCAACCGGTGCAAAAGGAAAGCGCTGGTTGTTTGACGAGTCTGGGAATCCCATTCCTCAGTTGGCACAGACCCTCAAAATTTATGAGGCGTCATGGGCTCGTGGATTTGCGTTGCCGGTGGTTTTTAACGGTTCGTTGAAGGATGAAAAACGTCCTGAGGATCGTGTGAGAGACCACAAGACACGTATATTTACGGCGGCCCCCGTTGAGAAAGTTGTCATGGATCGTGCGTTGTTTGGTGATTTTATTGCCCAGTACAAGAAAGGCAGGGGTGTGTTAAGCCACTGTTATGGGATTGATGCCCAGAGTCTTGAATGGAACGATATGATTACCCAACACCGAAGGATGGGTGACAAGCATGTAGCATTTGACTATTCTGGCTACGATGCTTCTCTTGGATCTGCATTATTACATCATGCGTATGACGTTGTTGCGGCGTTTTATCCGGATCCGAAGGACAAGTTGGCTATTGACTGTTCTTCGGTTGAGTCTCGAAATCATTTTGTATATATGTTCGGTGATCTGTATCATTGTGGACAAGGAAATCCGTCTGGACAGACGATGACAACTGTGATTAACTGCGTGACAAATCATTTAATGATGGCTTACTGTTGGATCTTACATTTTCGTTCGAAGGGTATGAATGCAATGGCGTCGTATAACGGATTTACTGCAAATTTTATTTCGACTGTATATGGTGATGATTTTATTTACACTGTGTCGGAGGCTGCGTCGTCGTTTGATGGATTGGTTTATGCGGAGTTTTCTGGTACTCTTGGAGTCCAGGTGACTGCTGCGGATAAGTCGGGCAACATTGCAAAATGGGTACCTTTTGAAGAATTGTCGCTTTTGAAGCGTTCATTCGTCAAAAATCCATTTGGGCATGACTCGATATTCGTGGGGCCACTGGAGAAAGAGGTTATCGAAGAGATTCCGCGTTGGTACTGGAATGGAGCTGCTGATGTTGACATCGTGTCGACTATTTCCAATGCTCTGAGATCTGCTGCTTTGTGGGGACGTACGTATTATGATTTTTACGTTAGTGAACTGTATAAGTCCGAAGTCGGAAAAGCGTGTGTTGCTCAAATGAACACGGAGGACATCTTTACAGATGTAGCATCTCAATATGGTCTATCCACCATACCACAAATGGATAAACGTGATGTCATTGCCTTTTACATGGCTGACCAAGACACCCAACATGATCATAAATTTTTGTCTAATCTGTATAAATTGCCGAGATGGACGTATAAGACCACGTTCGGGAAGGAGGTGTTGGTGATGTCATCGGAGCATGCTTACGGCGTCGAAAAGGCGAATCATTTTCACCAGTGCGGCAAAATCAAGGAGATTTTGTCCAAACCACCAGGTGGTGCAGCTGGAATGATTCACAAGATTGACGGCGTGGAGTACCGGGCTTCGTGGGAAGCGGAGAGGGAGAGTGTCATGGAGAATGTCATCAAACAGAAATTTGCTTTGCCGAAGATGCAAGAATTACTTCTTGCAACCGGAGATGCGATACTTGTGGAAGCTTCGCCATCTGACAAATTCTGGGGTGCTGGACTTACAGTCGTAGCGGCACGTTCCATGAATGCTCTAACATTTCCTGGCAGGAACACTTTGGGGAAGATCCTCATGAATGTTCGTGCTGGGAATTAGAAAGGTTTTAGATAATCCGAGCTGATTATCTAAAGGCGTATAAAACTTTTATAGCGATTAGACAATTGTTTAGTGTGCATAACTCGTTGTGTGGAATTATTTTCACTGTTACTTACGTATTATTTATTTTAATATTGTATTTTATTTTATTGAACCAATTACAATGGCTGAGGCTAATGCGGTTGGTGATAACGTCGCGACGCTTAACGTCGAAAGGATCTCTATGGAGGGAGATCACAGTGCTGGCCGTACTATGCGGACAGGCGACATTCAGCCGACATCACGGATGTCAGTTGAGCAAATTCTCCAACATGAGACGCAATTGCTTGACATAACGATTGACTCTACCACTAGTGTGGGAGCCATTCTGTATGCCACGGAAATTGCGCCGTTGTCATTGCAATCGGATGTCACGACAAGAGTCGAGTGGATGTCGCGGTTGTACCGATTTTGGAAGGGAGCGATCTTATTTCGTTTTATTTTTACTAAAACAATTTTGCAGCAGTTCAAAATCATGGCTGTCTTCGTTCCAGGTGGACGAGTGACAGACACCCCCCCCACCCCTCAACAGGCTTATTATTACACTCACAAGGCAATATTTAATCCTGCTAATGAGACTGAGGCTACTATTGAGGTCCCGTTTGTGTCAACACGTGCTTTTCATGAGATGTCAGAGTCGACAGGCATGTTTTATGTAATGGTATATCAGCCGTTGGTTGTGTCTTTTCAGACAAGTACGACTGATAGTACTGCGATGTACATAAAAATGTTTGTGGCTGGGAAATCTCTGGAATACCACGAGTTTGTGCCGTTACCGGATATCAGTGGTGAGGCCGAAGTCACCATGGGTAATAAATGGTTGTGGACCATATCTGAAAATAATCCCGCTATTTCTTGGACTGTTGGTGGATCTGGTACTTATGCTTCTTTTATTTCTGACTCCGGTGCTGTAATGAATTGTACTATGTATGGTGCCTGTACTTTTACTGGAGCCCAAACTTTTAATGTTGGGAGACCTGTGGCATTAGCTGATGCGGGAGTCACTGTAACTTATAATCGTTCGTCGTGCCGCACTTTGTGGGGTGTCCCAAATGGATCTGGAGTTTCGCGTCAGGTTGTTATATGTACGAGTGCTGTGACCGCATCAACTGATGCTGGTAAATGTATTATGTTTGCCATTGGTGTGAATGCGGATGGTTGTTGGATGCAAGTGAATGTTACTAACGGTGATTCATCTGTTACGTTTCCGTCTATTTCGTCGTTCGCTGATGATCTGTCATTGTTGTTTACGTTTTCAAAATCTGTCGAAGAAATGTTCGAAGAGATGATGGTCGCGCGTGGATTTATTTCCCGTGCTGAGATCACACTCAGACGAGAAATTGATGAGGATGAAGATCAGTGTGGTTACACGATAAGAGGTCGTGCACATGCGGGTGACGATGAAGGTCTGATTGAAGGAGTTGAAAATCTTGGACTTGATGAAGAGGAAGGCGCAGTAGGAGGCGAGTGTGAACACCAGTGCGGCATGGATTCTGTGGATATGGTTCTTTTGAACTCGTACCACAAGGATTATGCAGTAATGGCGGATCATTTCACTGACCTACTTGAGCCCAATTCGGCAATCTTGTTCCACCAGGACCAATTTGGGACTGGAATTGATGAGTGGAATTCGTCGTACCCGTTTTATGTGTATCCG